GCCCTTTCGGGCCCTCCCTCTAGCATTATATAGTCATTAGACTATACTTGCTAGTGTTCCTTGCGATTTCTCGTTTAGGAACTTGGGTCGGCCTCAATCAGGAGTCTTATCATGAGCACTCACTTGATTTCGCTGTCAGATCTTCGTGCCTTATCTTTTGTTCAAGTCATTCGTGACTTGATCGAAGAACAGGCCCAGGAAAATCTTCGTGCTTTAATCGAAGATGATCCTAAGAAATGGCTGCTTTGTCTCGTGGACGCTCTTGGTCAAGCTAGCAACATAGCTCAAAGCCATGCTGCTATCCAGACCACTGGTAAGCCTTCTGCTGATTGAGCTCTCTCTTTAGGAGTGGAGGACCTTTGTAGGGTCGCACCCCACAATACTCCTTCCTAATTGACTTAGAGGTATCTTATGGACTCATATAGTCGTACTTCAGACCATAGTGTTATTGAGCGCGGATATGGCGTGCTGTCTGATTCGACATCACCTCCAATCCGTTTCACTCAACCGGCTCCTCGTTCTGCTGTTCTTAGGAACACGCTAAACGGGTACCGCAACCCCTTCTGGCGAGACCAGGTGAGGAATTTACAGAATGCTACTACGCCGCTTACTGCGGTGCAGTATTCTGTACCCCCTACCTATCTCTCAGTGGGCTTTGACTGGTCCTTAGTCAACCATGTGAATCCTGGACTTAACAGGACTGTTCATCAGGAATGGTCGGGTTATTTAGCCCCCCCACTCCTGTATGGCTGGCCTGGTAATCCAGATACTTCTCTTGTCAACCACGTGCGGAACACCGCGCTGTCTAAGCTGCTCTCTAAGATCGACTCCATCCGGTCCTCTTTCGAGTCCGGTCAGGATTTCGGTGAAATTGAGCAGACTTTACACAGCATCCGTCGCCCCTTTAACTCCTTTCGGCTTAAGACTGTCTCTTACTTAGAGTCGCTACTGAAAGCGAAATCTAGGTATAGGAGGCATATCCCTAGCCTTAAGAAAGTTTTAGCGGACTCATACCTTGAGTGGCATTTTGGAGTATCCCCGCTGCTAGGTGACATTGCATCTGCATATGCCGACTATCAGCGTCAGCGCTATCCGGTTTATCCGTTTAGCGTTAGTTCTGAGTCTAGATACAATGGGTCAGCTGGCCCACTGTTCTTTACTCCGAACGGATACTCTGTCTTGCTCGGCCGTATAGAAACTAGGTACAATTCGTACGGTACCTACTCTGTTCGGTTTAAAGGTATGTGTAAGAGTGGAGCAGATCCTTCTGGGCAGATCAGCTTAGCTCAGGATTGGCAGTTAGTGCCATCTAAGTTTTTGCCGACTGCTTGGGACCTTCTGCCCTGGTCTTGGATGGCTGATTTCTTCACCAATGTTGGTGATATAATCAGAGGCCTCTCCTTTGTATCTGGTAACCTTTGCTGGATTGAAGAGACGCATCACCAGGAGGAGACTGTTAATTTCAATGTTATTGGAATTGACATGCCTTCTACTGGCTTGCTTCTCAAAAGTTCAGCATCGTCTACTGTACGATACAATCAGACTGGCAACGGTGCTAGCGGGAAGTATACTCGTACGACCATTTCACGCTCCATTCCTAGTTCACTTTTTGATTTCGTGCCGTCTGTGGAACTTAGAGTTCCACATACGCCGTTTCAAATTGCGGACACGGCTGCAGCGTTATTTAGTCGATACGAGAAGTTACTTCCTTTCTTTTAATCTAGTCCGTTTTACGAGGGTCTTATGTCCTTCACTTTATCCTCACCCGTTACAGGTGGGGCCCAGACAGGGTTTACGTCTCCGACGTATTCTCTGGCAACCGATACTGCTCCCAGTAACACTGGTAAACAGTGGGCTGTCAGTGCTATCGGCGGCACGCAGGCGGGTGTTGACACTTCGTCTTCCCCCTCTCGCCCGTTTACGGTCACGTTCAGCAGGCCAGCTGTCCTTCGACAACTACCTGCTGTTGACCCTACGACTGGCGTCCTGCGCTCGGTACCAATGAACTCGTACAAAGCGATCATTCGCAAAGGCGTAACTCCGTTGGCGGGTCAGGCGTCACGTAACATGATTGTTACTGTGACAATTGACGTGCCAGCTGGAGCCGACTCTGCTGATGCTCCGAATGTCCGAGCTGCACTCTCGCTTGCGATCGGGTCGATTAACCAGATCTCAGCGGGCATCGGTGACACTTGTGTTACCGGTGTGATTTAGGACGTATCTATGCTTAGCAATGCTTTCGCATGGATCCGCTCACATTCAAGTGCTATCCTTGCTACTGCGATTGCTGTTTCGAAAGCTGGGCTGCTTGGAAAAGCAGCTACAGCGATTGTTACAGCGCTTGCAGTGGCATGTGGGGTTACCGGATAGAGTAATCTATACCGTGCCTCACAGGAAATTGCTTTCCAGGGTATATTGGTACTCACGAGGTGCTGCATGGGCCTTAGTCCTGTCGCTCTTTATGATACCCTTTATAGGGATATTGGCGTTCATATCGTTGATAATTTTAGTGTCAACGATTCTGAGCTTTCTTATAAGCAGTTTGCTTCCAGCTACTTGGCGAAATCGTTAATCCGTAAATGGATTCCCGATGACACTAGGTCAGCAGATGCTGCTGCTTATGAGAAGTTTACACTTGCTAATAAGAAGTGTAAAGCCTTTGAGCTTACTTTCAAGAATGAATTAATCTTCCAGGTCGCAAGCGAAGTGCGTGCGATTCTAGATGATTTCTTCCATCCTGAAGGTAACCTGCTCTTGGATACTTTCTTTGATATCCTCAGAGAAGGTAGGCCTGGACCGGGTGTGAATGTTGGAAGTAATGGTACTTCCTATTATGGAAAGTACTTTGCTTCTCCACTCACCTCAACATCCATGTACTTGTACGATGAGTACAAGCGCTATGCTGATTGGATACCAAGCTTTTCCGAAGCGGAGCAACACCGCTACGAAAGGTACGGTCTTCCACGCATAGTGAAGGGTAGCCGATTATGCTTTGTTCCAAAAACCTCTGCTGTGAGTCGTATGATCTGTATCGAACCCTCGCTGAATATGTTCTATCAGCTTGGTTTCGCTACTTTACTTGAGGAGAGACTTCGGTCATACTTCGGTATTGACCTGAAGACTCAACCTTCTGTAAATCATCGACTCTCACGACTCGGGTCCATTGATGGCTCATTTGCCACTATAGATCTGAGTTCCGCTTCTGACCTTATATCTCTTAAGCTCTGTGAATGGCTACTTCCTAAGTGGGTCTTTGACCTACTTTTGACGTTGCGTTCACATTGCATGGAGTATAATGGGAAGACGGTCGTGTTGAATATGATTAGTACAATGGGATGTGGTTTCACATTTCCACTGCAAACTATCATATTCTCAGCGATTCTCCGGGCTGTCTCTAGATCCTTAGGATATAGAGACAACACACAACATCTCTGGAGCTGCTTCGGTGATGATCTGATCTGTATTAAACCTATGTTTAATAGGGTCATTTCATTACTTGAGTGCTTCGGATTTGAAGTGAACCAGGAGAAAACCTTCTCTGAAGGTTGGTTCAGGGAATCCTGTGGCGCTGATTGGTTTCATGGCCAACCAGTGCGTCCAGTTTTTATTAAGAAACTAGACACCCCACCGGACTACCTTGTCGCCATTAACCAATTAAACGAATGGACTGCATATACCGGTATTAAGTTATTTAATACAGTGAATCTATTACTTTCGTCTATCGGGAAAAAGTTTCTTAACTTTGTTCCGCTCGATGAGAATAATGATTCTGGTATACGCGTTCCACTCGCTTTCATTAATCCTAGGCTTAATGCCAACCGGTCATTTGTTTATAAAACGAGTGAACGGCGAGCGTCTAAGATTAGGATTTCTGAAGGGAGTATCCGTACTCCCGATGGTAAGAGACTCCATTATAACCCTTTCGGGTTATATATGTCGTTTCTTTTTGGCGAGTTGGATAATTGTACAATTTCGGTCAGGCATGACCGTATTTTGTACAAAACAAGGCTGCGATGTACTCCCAATTGGGATTACATCTCGGCCAATAGGGTAACTAACGGAGTCACCCTATTGTTGCAGCAGTGGAACACTGCTGTGATAGCGAATTTGTAAACGCTATCTGGGGTCGGACGAAAGTCCTCCAGGAG